ATACTCGCTCTACTCATTTGGTCAATGTAGATGATCATCAGGTATACGGGATTGATGGTAAATACGAACAGCCGAACGGTTCCATGAACGCAGGTCTTATGCCAGGTTTCAATCCATTAATGGGCGGTAACCAAGGTCATTACAACACGCCTCCTTATGTTCAGCAGGCGGGGTATCCGTACGGCATGCCAACAGGACAGCAGATACCAGATGGTCCAAACTATCATCAGATGAACATGCAAATGCAATTCGGTATGAACCCGATGCAACAGCTGGCAAACAGTGCACCAAATCAGTCAGTGACTATGCCCGGTGTCAAACCTCTGATGGAGCACACCCCTGAAGAGTTACGCAAGTTGATGCCTTCGATGTATGGCAATGCGTCTGATAAACCAGAAGCTGCGCATCCAGAAGTCGCCGCCTGGCGCAATCGTTCATTGAGCGAAAGCGATCTGGGTGGTCGTGATACCACTACGCCTATCCAGGGAAAAATTGAACAGATCGAAGTCGAGGCAGTTCGTATCGGTGAAGACTCTGTTGAAGTTGTTGAAGTTGATAAGTGTAACGCTTACGCCGTTTATCGTCGCGAGCGTGCAGGTAAGTGTGCGATGGCTGTATCTGTAGGTGACTTCCTGAACTTACCGGAAGCCAGTGAATATGCAGCCGAGCTCTCTCAGAAATATGAAGTACCTGTCTGTGGTGTTGTAACATCAGTTTCCTGACAATAATAAGGGGGTCGGCTCGACTGACCCCCAGTTTTACTATTCGCCATGAAGGGGCCTGGAGCCCCTTTTTTTTTACCCTGATATAAAAGAGATGGCAGGCAATGACCTGCTGTCCTTTACCTAACTCTTTTTTTTTATTCAAAGATTACACACAGCTCCCTTGTAGCGAGGTTTCTATCATGAATGTTTGGACCATCCAGATTGCCAGATGGAAGCTTGCTAAAGATCGTGGCATCGTTTTCATGGATACCACTGTTAAGTCAGCCAAAGAGTATGCGTTCCTGGCTCCCTCTTGGGATATGGTCATGGGTCATAAGCAAGGCACCATTACCGATACTGGCTATACTGAACTTTACTATGAGTTGTTACGGACTCGCTATAAAACGAATAAACAACCCTTTCTAAAGCTTTTGTTAGATTTTAAAGATTGTGATATTGCCATTGCCTGTTATTGCACAGCAGGGCAATTCTGCCACCGTCATTTGCTTGTGAACATTTTGCAAGCAATCGCAGTTAAAGAAAAGATACCTTTCAATTATAAAGGTGAGCTTATTTTAGGAGAGCATGCAACATGAATTCCGTGCCATTGTGTTACGCCCCGGTACAAGGAGCGGCCGAGGTCCCTTCCATGGAAATCCTTAACCCACCTAAAGGTGTGCGAGGTACCCGTGGTCAAATGGTACTGCGTATCTTTCACCGTGTGAATAACATGATCATTCATACTGAAGAAATGATGGTACCGGTGTACAACATGCGTCCTTGTGACATCAACATGTTTCTTTTTATGGATCCTACCATGCAGTACGGTTCCTCGCCGTTAGCGTCCGGTGCGTATACCGTTGATGGAAAGATTTATATGGACATCGAAGTGAATTTAGAAAAGATGCCCATTTCGTCGCAAGATGTTAGCCGTTATTGTTTGGCTCTGTTTCAAAATCGTTTTCGTATTTCGCAGATGGAATCAAATTAATTTCAGGACTATATCACTTGCGTGAGCAATAATAAGATAAAAAGGTTTTGACTATGGTTATCCTAGCTTGGCTGAATGACCAAATTGATTGGTTCCTCGCCAACAATACAGCCCAGATCCTGTCTGCAATATTTGCGCTACTGATTATTTGCATGTTGGGCTGGGAGGCACGCACTGTTCGTCAAACCACCAAGTTCGAAAATAGCTTACGTCTACTTATTGGTAAGTATAACTTGTACGAACCAAGGGATGTTGTGGCATTGAATGAACGCGCCAATGACATGTTTGAACTCTACATAGAGAGCTTACAAGAATGCGGGATTCCTGTATATGACAGGCAAGCTGAAATGGAACGCTTTGTAACGGGGTTCTTCCACGGATATGTTATTGGGCGGCGGGTGATCGAAAGAGTGCATCCAGACCCTAATGTGGTTAAAGCTTTTGAGAAACGTTTTTATAACTATCTTGACAACATCAGATAAGACGGCATAAAGGAGAGACCCCCGTAAGGGAGTCTCTCCTGTGCTTATGCTGATTTTTTTTTGATCAAGGACTGATCTGGTTATTACGTGCGTCTTCAACATCTTGCGCGTAACCGTGCTTGATTGCCTGCACATCAGCGGTGATTTGCTTCATGCGATCTGGCAGATCTTGCGTGTACGGGTTAGCGTTCAGAGGCGCAGTATCTTTGAGGATACGAGCAGCCAGCTGATCAACGGCCAGGTTCATAATGAACGTGCCGGTGAACTCGATGCTGTGCACCCAGTCAGCTGCACCCTGAGACTTGTCGAAACGAGACTCACGAGTACCAGAAGACTTAGGACGCATGTTAACACCCAGATAGGCGTTGATGACTTCCAGGCCAGTCGGGTCAGATTCAACATACAGGCAGACCATTGAGATCATGTCTGGCAGTAAATCTGTCGGCGGGTTAGGGTAAGTCATGATCAGCGGACGTTTAACATCCGGGTCCATGATGAACAGACGGATCCACCACTCGAACAGAGTACCGTGTGGGAAACCATACTTTTCACCGATCTCATGAACCGGTACAGGTTGCTGTTGGGTAACGTTACCTGGGTCGTGCTGCTCAGCACCGGCACCGCCGGCAGGCTGGGTGAAGTCATCAACCGTCAACGCGCGCTGGAAGCCCGTAATAGTACGAGTGTGTTTTTCCATCACGGTTTTGATGTGACCATGCCACAACTCAGGATGATCCAGATAACGAATAGCGCCTGGTGTTTCGAGAACGAAACAGCGCAGTTGCTGCTGGCGGAAGCCGGCGTTGTCAACGTAACGTGCGAGGTTGGCGTTGAAGCCAAAGTAACCGCCCGTGAGGGCGTTCACCATGGTTGCGTTCGTGAACGCTGCCGGACCTACCCCAGACTGGGCGGTACTGTCAGTAAAACGTGGCATATTACACTAAGTCCTCTTGGTTACGTGAGACGACCGTGAAGCTGCCGATGTACATACCTTTATTGAAGGCTGCACTCACCTCACAGGAGTAGCGGACGCGTGAGTTCTGGTCTGCGATAGTACGGAACGAGTTCACGCTGATGACTACGCGGTTGTCGTAACGGTCCTTACACAGGTTTTCCAGAATACGGTTCAGCTCGCTCAGAGTCTGCGCGGTAGTACGGCGGGTATCCACACCCAGCATGCGATACGCCTGTTGGCACATCTTCTCGATGTCCACACAGATCGTCAGCGCGATTTCATCACGCAGCACGGATGCTTCAGTGTCGTACACGGTCTGCACATGCGGAACATACGCTTGCTTACGGTTGTAAGTTTGAGCGTAGTTCAGGCCCAGGCCCCACTCGGTATTACGAACTTCGTTTGGTTCCCAAAGTGAATCCATGTTTTTCAACAGTTGCACTTTGTTGTTGTCGGCCGCGTCGTAAGCAAACGCATTCTTCAACACGCCATCTGCAGAACCCGCATAACGAGAGCGCTTGTAGGCATGATCCAGCAGGTGCGGGTAGAAGTCATCGCCATCTTCTGACGCTAACTGACCAGACTGCATGAAGAATACCGCACGGCAGGTTGAAGTACCGTACAGAGATGACTCTGGGTAGAGCATTGCGAATGCGCGCAAAGATGCGGCCATAGAACGTTGTTCCAGGCTTGACAGACGACTGCCACCGGCCAGATAGGTACTGACGTAGACCACGATGTCTTTACGTTTACCCAGCAGGCTGATCATTGACTTCTTGGTCTCCAGGCTGTAACCCGCATCCCAATACGCCGACACCGGATAACGTGCATCATCCAGCATCTCAATGTCTTCCAGCTGACCGTAATTGTCGAACTGCTCTTTACACAGCGCGTCATATACAGTAGTCGGGGTAATCGCTTTGCCATTGGTATCAACGCCAGACAGCGTACCATCAGAACCACCTTCAGCATAATAGATCGCTGTGTCGTTCAGATTGATACCGCCTTCAGCGGCGCCTTGCAGACGGAAGGTGTAATAAGGACGACCGTAGAAGTCCACACCACCGATGAAGTTGATCTGATGCTCGGCATTTTCACCTTGCAACAGGCCGGTGTTCACAGGTTGCTCTGCAGCGTAGATCTGGTTCAGAACTGCATCCAGGTTAGCCTGGTATACATACAGACTGTCCATTGGACCCGGCATTGGAGATGTGCCGTCATCACCGCTGTTCGCGTAATCTTTCAGACGCAGGGCCAAACCATACTTCGTGTCAGTCGCTTTATCAACGACATCTTTACGGAAGGCAAAGTTGATATTAGACGCACGGTCCAGTGTCAACTTAGTCACCGCAGTGGTTTGCGCATTTGGACGTTCGAAGAAACGCAGGCGATAGAGCTGGCTCAGCTGATCAACGGCAACATTGCTGTTCAGTGGGTCAGTGCTCTTAGTCGTTGGGGCCCACAGAGACAGACCAACGTTGTTACCATAGGCGCCTGGGGTTGATACTTCCAGATCCAGGATCGGGTAGTAATCAGCCTGCACACCGGTGGAAGACGTCAGCTGTCCTTTACGCTTCTCAGCAGTGCCGATAGCTTTTGCAGAATCGCGGTTAATCACCAGACGACCAACCAGACCTGTTGTGGTTGTGGTGTCGAAAGTTGGGTTACCGTCTGCATCTTTAACTACAGCGCCATCTTCATCGCGCACATAGTCTTTAAACGAGTCAGCAACAAGTTCAATCCCCAGAGTGAACATCGCTGGCTTGACCGCATCAGCTGGAAGCACGCGCTGAACGATCAGGGTATTCGCCGCCTGGCTAAAAATGTTCGCAAAGGCAGAGCCCATTGTGAAGAACTTAGACAGGTGGTTAAAGGTTGATGAACCATACAACGTGGTCAGAAGCGTCGGGTCGATCAGTTGGGGCTTGAGATCACCGCGCTCCGCCAGTAAGTAGATATGCGGAAGGTGCTGGGGGAACACCTCCGGCACAGCTACCGGTGCTTTTACGGAATCATCCCTGATACCATTCAGGATAAACCGTGGTGCACCGTTGGAGATATTTGACATTACTGTCTCCTTCACTATCGATAGTTTGTTTGTTTGTCACTTGCGGGAAACTTAGTTTGCCTTAATTAAGGTCTACCACGTACATCTTGTTTACCGGTAAGTAGAAAGTAAATGGTATGGTTCACTATTAGCTTTAACCCTATCAGTGCCATAGAATAAAGTGTTATTCTTAACATAAACGCCTATAGAGGGTTTTTATCGATGTTTAAGTCCCCTTACAATACCACCACCGCACGTTGGATGCCGGGGCTGGATGGTATTAGAAAAGAATTGCGACTGGCGAAAATTGAACGGCGTTTGACTCCTGCATCCACAGCGATTCCTGTTAGTGACCCTCTTGGCGCTGCTCCATCAAGTAGTGATCGACTGTGGTACGTTGTCAGTGGTTTGCCAGGTGTAGATCGCATTCCTCCTTTTATGCACCCTGTGATGTTTACCGATACCTTAGGGCGGGACAACATGGCAGTGGATCTAAGAGCAGCTGTTGGAGTTAATCCAGTCGGTCAAGGCCTGGTTATTCGTAACCGGAATGGCCAGCTCGATGCCGAACAATTAATTGTGCGTTTGAAAGCGACATGGTACTGGGAATCCCAGCCACGTGGTCCTGCTGACATGCTCAACATGAGTCCGATTCCAATGCGCATCTTTGCCCGTTGGTTGACCGAATCTGTTGCGCGTCGTATCGGTCTGGATTACGATGCAGTGCCACGTTATCTGGTGTATGCTTCCTGGTTCTACTTCTGTCAGTTCTTTGACGAATCCCAGATGAACGATGAGCTGCGACTGACCGCTATCCAGAAGATCTCCACTCAGGGTAAGCTCGCTCGTAACATCGTCGCTGATGTACTGATGGATGTCGATTATATTGGTAGTATCACAGAATTCTGCGACAAAGCACAATCTGTGGTCGGTGCTGATCAGCTGAGCCTGGTTGACGTGAAGACCATCATTACTTTAGCGGGCTCCGCCTGGTTCGGTCAGAATGCCAAAGAGGCAGGTGGCGTAGCATTGGAATATCCGCCGATGTTCCTGTCCATGCTGTACGGATCGCTCGGTAACCGTGCTTATCGTAATACCGCCATCGGTACCATTGCCGATCGTAAAGATTACAAGCAGGATTCATCTATCTTCCTGCGATCCTTCGTAGGTACGATTAACGATTAAGCGGGGTGTGTATGACAAGTCCGTTAGTGGAACATGCGATTGAATACGCATGGGCCAACCCACAAGCGGATAGACAACACGTTCTACGGCTGGCAAGGGTGTCACGTGATGTCGGTGCTATGAACTACACCAGAGTCATGCGCATCGATATCCCCTTGCCAACACGAGAAGAAGTCTATCACGTTTTTCAGATCGGGCAGAACCACCCCTGGGAGTGGAACTTCGGGACACGTTATGTCACCCCGATCCCGTATGAAACTTGGATACCATTAACTGAACTCAATGAGAAACAGTTGCTGGTCACCAACGCTTATATGGACAATGGCGTGCAGTTTCCTAATGCCGGCGTCTTTGTACGCATGCGTTATGATCATAACATCATTGTGGCGGTAAAACAATTTGCCAACATGACGGTACCGCGTAACGTTCAGTGTTATCTGCGTGTGTACTCGAATGCCCAATTTGAGGACGGGGATCTGTGGGGTTTTGCCATCGCTAACTATGGTGGCATGATGTCCAATCCTAACCAAGTTCTTGAATGGCAGAACCGTTATCTCACTTTAAAGAACAGTGGGAAAGGGTTAGTGCAGGCATTCCTTAATGGCGTGTTGGTTGATGACTTCCCACCGGGGAGTTACCGTGCGCGTGACTGGATTGATGTTCGCTACGATGCCTCGGTCCGTAAGGTCGTTGATTTCAAAGTTGAAGATTTACTTTCTTTTATGTCGACCAAAGACAAGAAACGTAAATACATCGTTCACCCACCACGGGGAAGCGATGACTTTGATGTCATCTATCATGACGATCTCGACTTCTGGCTGATTGGTCCTGATGGTAATGGTGTCTACTTCCACCGTAACCAACCTGATGCGGTTCGTCAATTAACCCACCGTGATTACAGTGTTGCGGTCTCCTACATCGCCAACGCGGTCATTAACTTCCCTGCCTGGCAGAACGTAGATCAGTTAACCCTGCGTGTTGTCATGCGTCGTGGTGGGCGTGAGAACCAACTGGCACACGAAGCACATCGTCTGAAAGAGATGTACAAGCTTCCTGATGAGGTTATCTTGCAAGCGTTCCAGGGTATCGATTCTACGTTACCGGAGTGGTCAGCTGATGGATTAGAGCAATCCTGGTATAACACGCTGCTTGGCACGCCTTATCCTTTCCTGAACATTCCCGTTGTACGTGATGCATACGGTTATAACGCACTGACTAAAGTTATGGCGGATACACCGGTGCTTACCACGGCGTCAGGTCTGGGGCAGATCGCACCATTGGCACCGTCTCTGCGTGAGAACGCCACAGTCTACGAGTACGACGCTGATGGTAAGTATCTGGGGTATCAATACTGGATTGCTGGCAGTCGCTATATTGCGCGTAACAGTCAGTGCGCCTTGATTGAACCGCGCAGTGGTCAAGTATCGAAGACACTTGATTATGTCTTTGGTAATGACATGGTCACCTTGAAAAAAGAATATGGCTATCGACTGTATCAGGCGAAGTGGGTTGAAGGTGTTGTTGATGAAACCACCTGGAAAGATGTCACCAATGATAACACTGTTGCGAAGGTTGACAACGGCGTAGTCTCCTGGTTACACAATCCGGTTCGGCGCGTTGGACTGGTGTTGTTTAACAGCAAGTTCTTAGGTTATGATTTCACGCTTAACTATGCGGATAAATCCCTGTCGTTTGCGATTACCCATACCTGGAACTCTGGTGGTTTACTTTCACCGTTCCCGTTAGGTCAGATCGAACTTATCATGAATGGTTACTCGCTCATCCCAGGGCTTGATTACTTCATGGATTTCCCACGGATCGTTGTGGTCAATAAAGATTACATCAATCAGGGCGGTGTGCAACGCTTTACTGTGCGATGTACTGGTTTTGCCCAACCTGACATGTCACTGCAACCGGTTAACGACGCAGGGTGGCTGATCTTTAATCAGATCTCGGCCAACGATGTTTATAACCTGCGTGATGACCGAACGGTACGTTGTATTCTGCGTGGTAAGGTTGTACGTAAAGAAGATCTGGTCTTTACCGAAGATCTGATGGCACGTACGCTAGCAGCATCCAATAACGGTGATCCGTATCATATCACAAACGTCATGGCTTCGGTGCGTGAAGTTAATGACTACGACAGTTATCCACTGCGTGACGCTGCCATTGATTTGGATAAGCGTCTGTCTGCTTATTTGACTGCACATCGCCCGCAACCTGATTTAGGTAGTCCGGCGGTGATCGATAACAAGTATACCTTGTATTCACCTTTCCTGTGTAAGATCATCAATGACATTCGTTTGAAAGTCTTAGTGGTAGGCACGGGCTGGCAGTCAGATCAGAACCTGGATAAAATTGTCACGCCGTATAAATGGTGGCTGGCGTTTGATCCATCTATTAAAGATGGGTTGGATTGGACTTATGTGCAAGTACATCCGCACAATGAAGAAACCGCTATCCAGGTGACCGCTGTCGAATACGCATTCCTGAACCGTATCATTGCTCTTTACCTGAGTAACCGCGTTCAATTGTCTGGGCATCTCACGATCAAGCAGGATACCTAATAATGAGTGATCCTTTATCAAAACTTTTCGCCAGTAACCAGACGGTTGCCGTGGTGACCAAACCAACCATTCGTGATGAGAAAGATGAATGGCGTGTTTGGAACCGCGAGGTCATTTACGTCCCTGGCGTTCCGGTAACGGAAAAAACCAACTATATTGTCCCCAAGTTCAATGATCTTGTTTGGGACAAATCACAAGGTTGGTTCTACGTATCACATGTCGATCTGGAAGGCGATCTGACCACCACGCTGGAAGCATGGCAGCCGGCGATGACCGAAGGTGCTGATCAGGATGATCTGGTTGTACTGGGTAACATTTCCCGTCTGACCAGCGAGTTCATTATCTGTGCCATTGATTATTCGCAGATGCCGCCAACCATGACCGTTGATGACCGTATTCAAATCAACGGTTCCATGGCAAAGTACGCGAAGGTGTTCTTAGGTACCGATATTGGTCCGACTGGACAAGTGGTAAGCTGTATCTTTGACAGCTCGGGTAATGTGGTCAGTGAAAACATTCCGTTGGAACTGATTGCTCTACCTGGCCTGCTGAACAAGACTATCCGTCGACCGATGGTGTGTAATGCAACGGCTAATCTCGATAATGGTGAATACCTCTCTCTGGTTGTCTATGACGACAAAGGTGGTTGGATTCCTCCGGTCTATCGCATGGTGGTGCAGAACTCTGCCTTTGTACGTCAAGCTGAGTCGGGCCAGAAGTACATCAAGGGTATTCAGTTGCTTTCACCGTTTACTTCTAGCAGTGATCCACTGCTGCTTGAGATTCCGGTGAACGTCAGCAGCCTGGCGTCGATCGAACTGCGCGGGCGTGTGTGGTACAGTGATAACTCTTACAAAGATGTTACCATTGATGGCACGAAGATGGTGTTGAACGGTGCGAAAGAATACATCCCTACCATCGTCGGTCAACGTGCCAATGTCACCCTGACGTATTTCCTGTCTTCTGATGAGAAGGCAATTGATGCTAATGGCGGTGAGCTTACTCACAAAGATGAAACCTACGACATCACGACCGTCGAAGCGATTGGTGCTTACTCACCGAAGCTGTATGGCTATCCAGTGTGGAACGCGGTTACCAGTTCGTACCAGATGTCATGGTGGTTGTATAACCTTGACCGTCAGATTGCGTACGAAGTGACAAATAAGGTTGAGATTGCGGTAAACTCACCTGCCTTCGATCCAACGTTGTATGGTACGGTACAGCATCTGAAAGCTGCAGTGACTCTGTCGCAAGTCGATGCGCGCTTTAAGGCGTACCGTCATGTGCAGGCGATTGATATCACCTTGTATCAGGCCGCATCCTTAAACGGAACTGCCTGGACGGTTGGTTTCGATCCTGGTCAGAACCCTGTGTTTGGACCTGGACTTAAATGTACTATCAAGTCCATGGCAGCCAATGCACGGAAACTGCGTGTTGACTCGGGCCTGGCAACGTACGCTGATTGGTTAGATCAATTGTATTACAACATTCGTCCGCTGCGTGCGGTGAACTCAGAAACGAAAGCGCCTGAGCCAACCCACTTCATTCTCTACATTGACAGTACGCACGAATACCGTTTCCCGATTGCTAATTGGAACCAAGATCTCACTGTTGATGTTAACGTGGATAATGGTCAGTCGGTATGGGTGAAATGGATTAAAGCAGATGCAGGTAACACTGAACTGCAGTTGGGTGTGTCTTCACTCGTAGCGAAAACAGCTTAATTGTAATAACCTGGGTTGGTGGGGTGACCTGCTAACCCAGTTACTTTTATGCGGAACAAAAAATATGATCCTTTATTCAAACGACTGGATTAAATACCAAACGCAACCACACGTGCATTACGAGACGCCGAACAAGTCTTTTACAGAAATGGCCGCGAAGTATTACGGCATGAATGTAAAGAACTGTTTGTTCCATCTCTCGTTATTCAACCGTTCGTTGATTGGTGTCGATCCCCATTCCCCCAATTTGACTACTGAGCAGAAGACAGCAATTGCGGCGGAGTGTGCGATTAACTTTTGGTATTTTATTCGTGAGGTCATCCGCATTCCTGTAAAAGGTGTGGAAGGCGGTATCTCGTATATCGCTAACCGCGGAAACCTGGCACTCTCCTGGCTCTACCTTTGCCACATCGATACCTTTTTGATCCAACCACGTCAGACCGGTAAGTCGGTTTCTACTGACTGTTTGATGTTGTGGCTCATTTACTTTGGTTCCTCGAACAACTCCTATTCACTGATCACCAAGGGCGACCTTCGTGCGGAGAACATTAAACGTATCAAAGGGATGCGTGATATGTTACCAGGTTATCTTGTTCACCGTGACAAGAAAGACCCAGACAACTCCGAGTGGATCGGCTATCTGAACCTGAAGAACGTTTATAAAGCAGCAATCGCTCAGGGTAACGAAACCGCAGCAAACAACTTAGGTCGTGGTATTACCACGGCGACTATCCACATCGATGAAGGCCCGTTCCTTTCATTCATTGACGTGACGGTACCGGCGGCACTGAACGCCACAACCAACGCCCGTCGATACGCTGAGATGAACGGTACTCCTCATGGCAACATCTTTACAACAACGGCTGGTCGACGAGATTCTCGGGAAGGCAAATACTTCTACGGTATCTTACAGAAAGCCGCTGTGTGGTCAGAGATCTATTTGGACTGTGTTGACTTCAAAGAACTCTCTGAATTGATCATGAACAACAGTGGTTCAGCGGCACCGGCGGTTAACATTACCATGTCACATCGGCAGTTGGGCTATACCGATGAGTGGCTGCGTAAAGTTATCGCTCAGAACCAGAACACCAAAGATTCAGCGGAACGTGACTATTTAAACCGCTGGACCTCTGGTAACTTAACCTCACCTCTTTCCATCGCACTGAACGAAAAGGTCACGTCGTCAATGCGTGAGGTTGTTTGGGAAGAAGTCACTAAACAGAAATATATTATTCGCTGGTATATCTCTAAACGTGACATTGAAGATAACCGTGGTAAGACCCATTATGTGATCGGCATGGATACCTCTGACGCAACTACAACCGGGGATGGTATCACAGTCGTAATTCGTGATATCCGCGACATGGGTGTGGTCGGTGTAATGAACTTCCGTAATACGAACTTGGTACCTGTCTCACAGATGGTTGCTGAACTTTTGATTACCCACACCAACTCAACCCTGGTCATTGAACGTAACCGTGCCCAGAACTTAATTGACCACTTACTGATTGAGTTACCTAAGCGTGGCATCGATCCATTCAAACGCATCTACAATACTTTGACTAACGACCAAACTGTGCGTCGTACAGAGTATCAAGAAATGGCATCAACACCACTGGGTCAACGTACTCAAGAGTTCTATGATTCCAAGCGCACTTGCTTTGGTTTCTGGACCGGTGCACAAACCCGTTCGCTGCTGTACGGTACGGTGTTGCAAGAATCGGCTAAACAAACAGGTTGGCTTGTTCGCGATGCAGAACTGATCAGTCAGATTACAGGGTTGGTTGCGAAGAACTCCCGTGTCGACCACAAATCAAATTCACACGATGACCTGGTTGTTGCCTGGCTTCTGACTTATTGGTTTATCACCGACGCGCGTCATCACGACTGCTACGGTATTAATGTTGGACAGGTAATGTCCGTCAAAGAGCGTACTCAAGTCTTCTCCGTGCAAGAAGAAGCATGGATCGAACAGCAAGAGCGCTATCGTGCCGAGTTGAGCGACATTATGGATCAACTCAAATCTACCACCAACCCAATGCTTCTCACTCGTCTTGAGAAGAAATTGGTGTTTGTGAAATCGAAGATTGTGGCAACGGATGAAGCTGCAGTCACTGTGGACCAACTATTACAAGAGGCGAAAGAGGCGAGGTCACTGCGTGCACGAACTGATCGTGTTAACAGTTCTCCACTCCGACGTCAAATGGGCTACAAGCCACCTAGCGCACGACGTACGTTTGCTGGGGCCGGTTTCTTCTAAGCCCGCTTGTACATTGTGACATAAGTCACCAGATATATAAGGGCTATGTCACAATACAATTGCGAGGTACCTATGGTGGACCCGAAAGACTTAAATGTACTGGTAGGGTTGATCAGGCAACTGGAACTCTCGCCGTTGCCTTACAACCCCACTCATGTTCTGCAAGAAGGGATGACTGAATTAAGCGATCGTATTATCGCCAAGATTCGTCGTCACGTCATTGACAAACACGGTTACACAAATCTGCAGTTTGTGCAAGCAATGCAAAGCAGTGGATTCAGTGTACTGTCATTACGACAAGATCTGGTTTCTTGTCATTTGTTTGGTTTACCTACCACCAAAGGGATGGTTGAAATCCGTCCTCATTAAGGGTAGTTAAAATTTAAACAGCATAAGGAGAGGAGCATTACGCTCCTCTCCTCTATGCCGATCTAATCGGATTTATTACGCGTCAGGGTTCTGCGGCTGCAGTGGTACATCCGGGGTTGTTACCGGCTTGTCGATCACAACAGAACCGTCAACTGGCGGCGCTTCTGGATCGGCTTTCCCGAAGTTTGGATCAACTGGCTCCGGTTCTTCCGGGCCCTTCTCCATGATCAGGGTCAGACCTTCGATGCCATTAGACAGTTTAGCGATCAAACCGTCGATGCCTTCGATGCCCGCGCCGACTTTGAAGTGGTCCGGGTATTTGGCGGCCAGGCCTGACTCAATCAGATTACCAGCTGGGTAGTCCATTGATTCTAAGCCTGAATTAACATAGCCAGCTTTGTAAGCTTGCAGTCTGTTAAGGTCGGCCGTGAGCTCTTCAATACCTGCGGCGATATCGATGGGCTGACCAGACTTGGTAGTAAGGATAGTCATGTTTTCTCAACCTCTTGGTTATAAAAAGGACAGGCCAAAGCCCACCACATATATATTTAGCAGTTTTTACTTATTTGACTCGGTAATCCACTTTTCAAGCATCTTACCAATATGCGTCAGATTATCAGTTTGGAAACTCCAGCCAGTTAACCCAGGCATGGCGTAACCACCGTCCCATGAGAGACAGTCCCAGAGTATTGACTTACCCGGGTAGTTACCGCCTTTGGTTAACCACTCCAGAGATTTGTACGGATCGAAATAGTCACCGACCGCGGAGATCTGCTGACCAATGCTTTCGGTTTCTTTAATCGTGTCTAATAACAGTACAATCAAATCCGTGGCTTGCTGAAGTTCATTAGCGTTTAATGAAGGTAGGGTTGCATTTGGCTTAAGGCTGTTTTCATCAGCCCATGGACGATATACATTGACTGTGATCTCACTGAATGGATCGCCCAGTGTTTTAGCAGCCAATTGTAAGATCTTAGACGCTTCGTCTTTCTGATCTTCATTGAGCTTTTGCAGCTCTTTAATGACCGCTTCTGCTTTAGCCCAGTACGCTTTAGTATCAGCAAGATAAGACTTCATCTCAGTGATAACAGTTGGGATCATAGTGGCAAGGGTGGTCAACACAAACTTCTTATCACCTTTGCCAGTATAGTTCTGCAGAATGCCGACTTGGATATCAGTTGATTTCTTGAAACCGCCTTTACCAAAGAAGCCCGATTTGTTGAACGTGTTGTTCACTTCTTTTAATGCGAGATTAGTCGCATCAATAACATCGCCAGACTTTGGTTTATCGCCTTTCTCAACTGATGATTTAAAACCACCAATTGCTTTATTGATTTTATCCAGCAGATCTTTCAGACCTTCATTACCTGACCCCAGTGCAAATTGACCAGGATACTTCGCAGCAAGTCCCGCAGCGATCAGTTGATCGGTTGGAGTATCAAAGGACTCAACACCTACCGCCAGGCGACCAGTCAGGTATGGAGCGATCAGTTGCTGTTCTTTCTTCAGTGCGACTACTCCCATGATTGGGGAGAGCTGATGTGCTGACTGGATGCCTTTAAACAAAGACGACATGATGTTTCCTTAAGAGGTGTAATGTTGCATGGATAGCGCACGGATAATGACGTACAGGAAAACGCCCACACGTACAGTTGCGACCGTAGCTGGGGCTTTGATACCGGTTGCCATTTTAACGATCTCATCACCCGCCTCACGCATCTTCAATACAGACGCATTCGAAGTACGGCTTGAACGATAAGCACCGCGCATCTTTGAGACCACATCAGGGAAGTCGTTCAGACGCAAGTTCTTCTGACTGATGTATTCAAAAAGATGTTGAATGGTCTCTTCCAGCAGATCATCGATCACACCGGATTTATCATAACGGTAGTTCTGCGAGATAAACTTGAGCGCATCAACCAATGGCTTTTCAGGAATGGTGTTATTAGAACGCACCACCATGTCGACGAGCTCTGGCCTGAACCAGTCTGATTCGACACCCACGATATTTTTGATGTAGCGAACATATTTAGTAACCGTCTTTTCGACATCACGAATATGTTTAACCCCATCAAGCTCCACCGTGTTCTTACCTTCGACCACCATCGCCTCTTTTAATTTCACAGTATGAAAGACGTTGTTGATCGAGTTGATGACATCACGCAAACGGTCCTGGACGTCACCGACCATATAAACGATCGCTTTATCATCCACCATGCGAACATAAGTTTCATAGTGAATACCAGTGCCCTTGGTGATGATCGATTTAGCGCGCGCATCAATCAATGCGCCCCATGACCCATAAACCTTCAAGTCAAACTTCTTAGAGAGCTGCTTGTAGGTTTCCATCGCTACCGATTTGTTGGCAGGATACGGGTAGTCATGGTTGAGAATCGATGAGAGGTTTTTGTAGTGGAAGATACGCACCACATTCATCTTAGACTCTTCGATCTCAGCCGGCGTTAATCCAACTGACTCATTATGAAAAAGATGAAGGAGGTAAGGCATACACTGGTTAAAGGTATTGCCGGTTACGTGAAACTTCGGGTTGATGAACTGTGTACCGTGCAGGTCATAGGTCAGATCAACTTCATCACAGTCCATAATGGTATCGAACCATTCGTTACTGTCAGACACGGTGAACTTAATGGGATAGACGCCGATCAGGTTAGAACCGAAGAAGTCGATATGATCCTGGTTCTTAGTGCGAAAGCGACTGGCATATTTTGCAATAGCCAATGCAGTAGCTTTATCAGCAACCAGGTTCGGGCAGTTCTTCTTAAAGGCATCTTTGATCGACATGCCATTGCCAGGGCCAAAGCCCATGGCTTCGAGACCGGCAGAAACTTTAGCAAAGCCTAAGCTATAGTCAATAGGGTCACGAGTAGGATCAGGACTCTTGAGGGGGAAGAATCCAGTAAGGGCGCTGGCTAACATAGTGGTTCCTTAATGGAAATATTATCAAACCTATATTATCGATGTGTATTAGAACAATAAGCTAATAGGAGTGTTTATGCGTAATAAGCCTGTGATCATAAAAGGTCGCTATTACGAATCTATTGCGCAGGCTGCTCGGCAATCACCGCGCGGGACTTATCGCTGGCGACCTTATGAAGTCAGCATGCGCGTACACTCGTCTGACTATCCGAATTGGCGACTTGCCACGGATGAAGAAATTAATCACGCTACCGAGAAGAAACACGCTTGGTCAGCATCAAGAAATAAACCAATTTAACTTAACCTTCTGTAAGGGCTCATGATGAAAGTTATCAATGCATTTGAGTTTTCTGAAATGCTTCAAACCGCTCCAGGTATCAGTAACGTCGACTTCCATGTACATCCAGCTAACGTCATGACCGGTGATCATGCAATCGCGTTGTTCTTTTATCAAGGTGATGGTGGCGACAAGTATGTTGTTGAGAACCTGCTGGGCAAATCCCCACGCTTGGTTCCAATCGAAGGTGTGACGATTGGTAACACATACACCCTCATGCACAGCCTGGATGCATTAGGTGAAGCGTACTTCTATTGTGCAGTTATGCGTTACAGTTCCGTAGAAGCCCTTCAGGCTGCTCAGGAGCGTTATGACACCCAACCAATCGTCGAGTTCGTTAAAGACTCTCAGAAAGCGTTACAGAGCGCGCAGTGGATCATGGTACCACAGTTATCACCGGAGGGTATCCGGGTCTCTCGCAAAGATCTCGATCTGGAGCTTTCTAAACCCAACAGCATTAACCTCAGTGTGATCAAGTTCTTCTACGATGGCCACTTCTATAACGTCATCGGTAAAGGCTTTCGTGAAGAGGTAATGTTGGAGCTCATCCGTTACGACGCTAAAGAGCATAATGCGTATTTCTCCGGCATCGTTGCAGGTAAACCAATCTACCAGCGTGTGAAACTTGAAGAGGTCTCGTTCCGTGGTGATCTCGAGTTCATGGACTGGGTTGGCACGCACAACTTTGACAATGGTGATTCTGGCCACGGTTTGTGGTGGATTCGCCATATGGGTGTTTCCCTGCATGCCGCGAGCAATAGTCTCACCATTAAGAACCCGCACCTGTCTGTGCGCGGTAAAGTAAAAACCATTCCTGATAGTTACGACACTATTAACAACCGCACTGTTATTCTTTAAGGATCATTGATCATGGCAAAAATTATTCCTAAGCGTCCGTTTGTGTCCACACCAGCTAACCTGGGTCACATCATCTCTGAACTGATCGGTGGTGGTCATCTGCCTCTTCGTCACTTCAACAAAGAAACGAAGAAGTGGGTTGAACCGACTGACTCCTGTGAAAAGGGCAAACCACTTGGCATGCTCTCACTGGTATTGGACATGATCGACATCCCGCAAGAGTACTGGACCAATGCATTTGTCATTGACGTGCAGATGCGCCTTAACGAACTCTGGCCCGATCTGACTCTGGTGATCCGTGATGACCCGGCGATCGGTGGGTCGTATGCTTTCCTGCGTAACCGTGAGTCGATGGCCACTGTCGGCACTGAGGTAGTGCAGCAGTACGAAGAAGGATGTGGTCCTTCGTATTACAATGGTCCTGATCTCAAACCACGTCGTAGCACTTACGATACAGATGTCTCTAAGCTGGTCGTACGGACTTATCGTGGTAACGGTCATACGTTGTTCCTGGTTGATCAGGACGGTCGTCGTATCACGGGTGATGCTCTTAAGGGCGATAACCGTCCAGAAGACTTCGCATGGATCGTGGAGAGCTTAGGACATCATCCTGCGATGCATGGTGTGCTGTTCAGTGACTATCTGGAAGCGGCAGCACTCACGGGTCACAAGCCAGGCTATAACGAAGCTGGCGAAGTCACCCTTTAACCAATTCAATTTAACCTAACTGTAGAGGTAGTAAATGAAATTCGAAACCAATACCAAAGATGAGCTGATCTCTTTCCTGGAATCTATCAACGTCACCGAAACCACCATGCCTGGTAGAGGCACCGCGTTGTTCGACACAACTCCAGGCGCAGTCATTTATCTCTACCTGCGCCAGGGTCTGAGTGCCGGTGATATCAGCAACGGTATCGCTATTGCCTGCGAGCCGGCTAAGCGTGCTGTAATCAGTTGGCTGCGTAACTCCAATCTGAACATCTGGATGTTCCCAGACATCCAGCAGGACGGTGGAAGTAACGTGTACAAAATCGTTGCTGATTTCGACTGGCCAAGCAGTGGTATGCAATGGCTGGGTGATGAAACCATCCATATTGGCAAATGCTTAACTGCTATTGTTGAGCGCGGTAATAACATCGATATGGTTAACAGAGCATCACGTTCGACAATCGGTGCTACCCTGCAACATGTTACCACTCATACTCGCACTCCTCGCTAAGGAAAGGATCATGAGCAAAGAATCACCGGATCAAAATGGATGTGGGTGTGTTGGTTGCAAACTGACAGATGCGTTTGGCAGTAAAGGTGTAGCGGTGTCTGTAATCCCTGAAAATGAACTGCCGCAAGATGCGGAAGGAAACCTCGCTGATTTGCTGCGTGTCAGCAATGATAGCTTGAACCCTCACAGCCCAGGTATGGGTGGCGGTCCTCGGGGAGCAATGTTTGGTAAGGAGGCGCCTCGGTCTGATGCTAACCCGCTCGGTATCGAATCAGTAGAAGAGCTCGGTTTGCTGAAAGATATGCTTAATCAGGTATTGACGGATGATCAGAAAAATGCGCTCAGTTTACTGGGTGAATTAACTGATGGGAAATTAGATAGCGAAGATCCTGACATCGTATACCTGACTATCGCGGTTCCAGTAGATGCGGGTATGACATCAGTGCGTGCCGCGATGCTGGAAAAACTTCTAGCAGAAACTCCACCGGGTGGAATTAACGGGCATTGGGGGTATCCTGTTCAAGGATTGCCTGAAGGCGCACAACTACCAGAGCATCATGTAAGCGTCTTTATTAATGACGATGGAGACGGATCAGTAACACAACTGATGTTTCGTGAATATCCTACCTATATCAGGGGTGATATCGCTGCTCAAAGACAGCGGTTGCAGACACTAGAGAATAGTCATCCTGTACGACCTGGTGAAAGTGTGCGTAATGCAAACGTGTTCTACAGCAATACGTTTTCACCGTTGTCACTCTCTACAATTCGTGAACCAATGTCTGTAGCGAATGGTAAGTTCGTGCGATACGCTACGTACCATGGTCGTCCAGCAACACTGGAGACCCGGTTCATTGAGATCGATGGTGTTAGAATGGAGCGATTATCAGCAATGACATTATTTAGTCTTGCCGGTGATAAGTCCAATATTACACTGTACGATCTTGATCACGACGATAAGCAATTCGTTTTGGTCAAGGTAAATAACTAAGTAATCGGCGGGGGTCATTCCCCGCCTTTTATGCTGATTTATTTTTTGATATTAAATCAAATATACTATTACGTCAAATATGTAAAAACTATGTAATTGTCGACATAAGTGACTTAATAGTACTGAATGAACTTATTATCTAAAAAAAATATATTAATATATTAGTAATAAGCGTAAGAGTAAATTTTCGTAGGAAATTTATGAATTACGTTGGATAAAAGGAGAAATCAGACTGGGGTCTATTTCTCCTAAATTGAATGTAAATGAATGGGTAGTTTGTGTATTTTGCTGGCGCGCGGAAGCTGCGCGGACTCCGTCCTTGCCCTCTGTGTGAATGTTATGGATGAATCCATCCAACCTTCCCGGACTCCCTTATAGTCTCAGAAGGAAAACATCTCTCACTATAGAGGTTATGAAATGACACAAGCTTATGAACGCATTAACCTGATTACCTTAAACGAGCTGTCTGCCTATGCTGAAGTTCAACGTGCAACAGACAACCGTACGATCAAGTCAACTTCAGTCTCTGTATACTGGGGTGATAAACTCTTAGCGAAAACTGCTAAGATGACCAATGCCATGGACTACGCGTATATTGGTGTATTGCTGTGGAACCCGAAATTCATGTCGTGGATGACAGCAGAGATCCGTAAGAACATCATCAATACATTCCGTAGTGCCGACTTCATCTTAGGGATCAAGCTTAATCCGGGTCGTGTCTTGACCGATGGAATCACCTATCCATACTTAGGTAAAGAAACCCACTCTTATGTATCGATCCAGTTGAAATGTCAGTTACTGGGTTACGAACATAACCGAGTGGATATGACTGGTATGTTACGGTTGACAACCGAGGTCTTGTCTGGCGATCATGTCGTATCAGCTACCCGTAACTTTGGTCCAATGGACACACCAGAACTCCCCGACCTGGATGCGCTGTTAGCGGTGGCTTATAAAGCAATCCCTGAGGATGAGGTCACACTAACCATTCGTGATCCTGACACAGGTCTTCCACGCCGTGATGTTCCGATCGATCCTAATACGAAGTTACCCTTGTACGGTAACCGTTAAATAAATACGGGGGAGGCTTTGGCCTCCCTTTATGCCGGTTTGTACTTTAAAACTAAATTGACTAAGCTTATGAAAGAAATAAAATCTTTCACCCGAGCTAAGGGTAACGTAGAGGTTTTAGATATATGCCGATTAAATTAATAAGAGAGTAATAACCATGGATAAGATCGCTTATATTCAAGAAGAAACTTCTGGATTTGTTTATTGGGAATCCAATCTATTACGTCAGTATCTCGAGCAGTTCCATCCTGATGTTATCGTTATCTCGTTAACCTTGGCCGAACTCCTCAGCGCACAAGACCAGAGCATAACTCCCTTTGCGGTAGCGGGTAACTTTGACTTTGTTGATCGTCTATTAGCAATGTCTAACAATCCATACCCGACATTACTTCCTGATTATCCCGAAGAACTGAATGGTTATCTACATCGTAAAGTAGAAACCGGTACACTACGCGATCTGACATTAGAGCACTGTCCCGTCTTTGTTAAGCCCAAATACCAGAAACTCTTTACTGGGTTTGTCTGTGATGATCCGTTTGATTATCGTTTTAAATCGCACAGTGTGAGTAATAACGAACCACTATGGTTAAGTGAAATCGTCAACTGGGTATCTGAATGGCGTGTCTATGTGGTTAATGGCAAGATTGCTTACATGTCTCATTATAACGGACATCGCAATACCCGACCACGACTGCGTCGTGTAGAAGAGATGATCTCTAAACTCTCAGCGCAGAACTATGTCATGGATGTGGGTGTGTTGACGAATGGACGAACGGCATTGATTGAAGTCAATGACGGTATTGCGGTAGGGGCTTATGAAGGATGTCGCCATTTTGTATATGGTGAGTTGCTGGTTAATCGCTGGCAGGAGATGATGCGAGAAAGAGATGCCATCTTGTCTAACGAGATCCAGTCTACCCAGACTGAACCTTTACCAGCACTGCGTTTTAAAGACGCAGTTCCATTTATCCACCATGTATCGCGGGTAATCCAGAGTGTGTTATCCAAAATACCTGGACATCCCCCAGTAGACAAGACTGACGATCTATGGACATTTGATTATCAGTACAGTGCTATCTTCAGCGCAGCGGTTAGTTTATACCGAGGTGGGGCGAGAATCCACTACAAAGTAAAACTACCGTTTAATCCAATCAATTTTGATGAGAAGGTATTGGTTGCACAACACCATGACCGTAGACTGTTTCCCATTGATGGATTGGAGATCACCAACATCAACCCTTGTGACGAAAACAGTACAACAGGTTATATCGTAACGCTCAGCAGACCTGATGTAGATAAGGAACCAACCGTATGAGAAAGTATACCCGTAAAGACCTAGCCACAATGATTGCCGCCTCTCGTGATAAAAATCTCTTCGACGTATTTGATTCAGTTTATAAACTGATCGAAAAACTCATCGAAACGCAAGGCAATGGAATGGTCGTTGATAAACGATCTGACTCCTGGTCATTAGACTGGAAAGCCAATAACGTTTACTCCGGTACGATTGCGCTTTCTGAAACTAAATTGCATCTCACTTATTCGTGGTCTCGTACGGCGACGAAGGTAGATGAGCATTTCACAACCCGCAGTGTTGAAACGTATCA